TTTACAATGTAAAACCATTCATGATAAAATACTTTATCAAGAAAACATTAGGAGGAAATCAAAATGGTTTATAAGGTAACTTTTACAAAAAATGGTTTTGTTGTGGGGAAAAGTTTTCAGGAAGCGCAGAGTAGCGCCAAGGCTATTGAAATCGCTTCAATGTATTGCTGCAATGAGTATGATAAAGCAACTGCAAATGTGTTTGAGGATGATGATTTTGAGGAATCTTGGGCCTTGAAAAACGGGTATTGATTTAAAACAACGTTTTACAATGTAAAACCATTCATGATAAAATACTTTATCAAGAAAACATTAGGAGGAAATTAAAATGAATAACGGATTAGTTACTAATTTATTTTTAGGGTCAATTGACAAAATGACTAAAAAGGCAATTTTGGAAAACATTGCCCGGAATTACGGGATAAGCACTGAATCTGCTTATATAGAAGTTACGCATTGCGACTCTGAAAACTTGCTTGACTATGTGACTGGACCCGAAAGAGCGGCCACATCGCTTATGCTAAATCGTTTTAAAATGGTTTAAAGATATCGCTTTACATTGTAAAGCGCCTCATATTATAATACTTTATCAAGAAAAACTTAGGAGAAAAACAAAATGAAAATGTACAAAATTACCACAAAAAGTCATTGGGGCGGGAATGTTAAAAGTTGGGAGGGCTCAGAATCTGAGCACATTGAGTGGGCCGCCGATAAATGCGGGCAAACAGGGAAACATCTTGAGGGGTATTCTCAGCATGGCGGGGATGAAACACACGAAGCATACCCCCGTTTTGATTTTGATGAAAATGGAGATGATACCCAGGTTTCAGGGGCAAAGGAAGCCAGCTTTGGAGACGCGGTGGCGTGGTTTGGTCATGACGTTCAATGGGTTACAGTTGAAGAAATTGGGGGAAATTAAAATGGAATTTCTAAGAAAATTGTTCCAAAAAAGCGAACCTTTGAAAATGTGCCGGGTCAAATATTTGAGCGGAAAAATTGTGACCTGCCCGGCGTCAATTGAGACGTTGTCGGAATTGCTCATGACGTGCTCAGCGGGTACAGAAATTGAGGTTCTAGGGTGAAAACAGATATCACGTGGATTAGTATTGGCCTGTTTGTTGCTTTTTTCCCTGAAAATCCAGAGGCTGAAGGGGTTATCGGTCAGATGATATATCAGCATGGTGATAATAAATGCGAAACAAGATTTGCCCCGTCAATAATCAAACAACTAAAAGATGCAGGGTGGATTGTTAGAAAAGGCAGAGAAAGAAAATTTGTTAAAATAGAAAATCTGTACATGCGTTTGAAAAAAGAAGGTATTGCTCAAATGCATAGAATAGGGAAAAACAAAAATGTCTAAATTTGATGATTATATTTTAAAAAAAGAGCAAATGGTGCTTTCTGAAAATTGGGCCTCTATGATAGGTAAAAGCTACTCCCCTGGTTGGGGGGAGGGATTTGGGCATGTAACGGTTGTAAAATTAGAGGCTGTAGAGCTCTTCTATCGCAGCTCTTTTCGATTCATTCAAGCTGCCACCCCGTATCATATTGCGCCAGAATGTTTATTGCCATTTCTAGAGGAATCTATAAAAAACATTTTTTCAGAGATAATAAAAATGGCTTTGGAGCTACAAAGAGAGGATCTAAAATCTGCTGCAATTTCTGCGTTAAAAGAAAATGAAAAAATGATCGAGGAATTAAAAATTCTTGAAAATTAAATTTCATAGAATTTTTAAAAAATCAGAAATTGAATATGCCCACATTTTCAAACGAGATGGGAAGGGAAAAAAGATTGTCAAGGTGATTTTTACAGATTCAAAGTTAACGCCAAGAAATTTAAGCGCCGGTAAATTCTTTACGGAAACCGGTGCAGATAGAGATATAAAAATAATGATAGGCCGTGCTGTTGCCCGTTTAAATCGATACGGGTATACTCCATTTTTCAACAACGAATAATCATGGAGAGTTTTTGACACTTGGAGAATACAGAATACAGGCGTGCCGCATACAAAAAATACTACATGAATAACCGCGCCAAGGAACTCAAACGCGTCAAGAAATACCACACGGAACATTCTCTTGAACGCAAAAAATACCTTTCCGAATATTACGCAAAAAGAAAATTAAACAAGCTAAACTAAAAAGTTTTGTTGTTGTTTATAATTTGACGTGATACAATAAAGACGCCCGCCCGCGCCAAAATCCTCCTAAGTTTTCAGCGCGGGCACTATTTTTTAGGAGGTAACAAAATGAATCACGAAAAAAATTTGTACCCTTACAGTTTTAAAAAGGGACAATCGGGAAACCCAAAGGGACGCCCAAAAGGCGCAAAAGGAACAAAAACAGTCACCGGCTACATGCAAGAGCTGCTTGATTGTAAAATAGATACCGGAAAAAACCATTTCACGCTGGACGGCGAAAAAGTCCCAGTATCAAAAGTTTTGGCGATTAAAATAATCATGGGCGCTATCGAGGGCGACAATTCAAAAATCAAAGAACTGCTTGACAGGCTTGAAGGTAAACCAAAGGATACACTTTTAATTGAGGATCCAATAGTTGACGCTGACGAATTATATAGCAGCATAAAAGGCAGGCTAAGCGATGCAAGAAAAACCGCAATTTCAAGCCCGAAAAAAACTAGAAAAGCGTCTTGAAGACGTTTTCCAGGCTTTTAATCTTGGAATAATTAACAAGGAAGATTTTAATTTTTTAGCCTTTGACGTTAGCAAAAAGCTAGATGATCTTGAAATAAAGGACCGCGCTTCTAATATTTTAACCTGGGGTAAATATTATTTTCCTGATAAGTTTACGCTAGATTTCTGCCTTGAATTACATGAGTACCTTGTGTCTATTGCCGATGAGCCATTTACTGATACCCTGGCCCCACGTGGGCACGCTAAAACTACTATCAAGTGCTTTTTGATCCCACTTTTCTACGCTTTGAATGAGCCAGAAAAGTTTAGGCATTACGTCAATATTCAATCCACGGCGACAAAAGCCATCGCGGTCAATCTTTCTATACGTGAAGAACTGGAAAAGAATGAGCTTTTGTTGCGTGACTATGGCGACATGGTTACCAAAGAAAAATGGACAGAAAAGCAATTTGTTCTTGCAAATGGCGTAGTATTCACCGCCGTAGGCGCTGGTGAGTCTTTCAGGGGTAAAAACTACAGGAACATACGCCCCGACTATATAATACTTGATGACCTCTACGACGAGGACGACATGGAAAACCCTGAAGGAATTGCAAAGAAAAATAGATGGTTTTGGGGGACCATTTACAAATCCACGGCAATCGGAAAAAAAACTTGTATACACATTCAGGGAACAGCTATCCATAGTTCGGACCTAATGCACCAACTTAAAAAAAGCTCACGTTGGATATTCCGAAAATTTACTGCTTGCGTTTTTGAGACGGGTTACGTGTTGTGGAAAGAAAACAATACTTTAGAAAAACTTATCGCAGATCGTGAGGATATGGGTAGCATTATCTTTAACCGCGAAATGTTGAACGAGCTAAGGGATGACCACGCCTCTATAATCAAATCGAGCTACATCCAGGTCATAGACGAACTGCCCGCCGGCCTTAGTTTTGAGTACAGAGTGGGCGCGATTGACCCAGCAGAGAAAACAAAGGAGATCAACGACTACACGGCGAAAGTAGTTCTTTACGTAACAAAAGAAAGAGATGTTTACATTGTCGACATCCGCAACGACAAGTTTACTTTTCATGAAAACAAACTTGACGCGATAGAGATGCACCAAAAACACAACTTGGCGATTGTTCCTTTTGAAACCAACAAAGCCTATGGGCTTTTTGAGGAACTACAGAGGACAACAGGCGTACCTGTAAGGGAGCGAATAACAACCAAAGACAAAATCACACGATTAATATCTGTGTCAGCTTTTTTTGAAAATAAGAAAGTCTTCTTCGTTAAAAAGAACATAAAAGAAAAACTCTTGACGGAAGCCATTGAGCAGTGCATCTATAATGCACCTACACACGACGATATCCGCGATGCTATTGTGCTGGGCCTGGAAGAAATAAAAAGTTTACGTCACGCATTTGTGGGATAGGAGAAAATTTGAACATTTTACACCGAATGAAAAACATTTGGAACGCGTCAGCAAAATCAAGCGTATTCAACACCCCCATGTTTGGGGATTCGTCAGTTGTTGGCCGTAAGAAAATATCAACCGACACGGACGAGCTTGCCGCGTATGGTGGCTATGCCGCTATAGTATCTGCCTGCGTAGACGCTATAACTAGAGACGTTGTATCTCAAAAGTTGACGTTCAAGAACTCAAAGACCGGTGAGATAATTGAGAACTCAAGAATACCTGCCAACATACTGGCGCCATACATGGGAAACTGGCGAGGTCTTTGGTTGCGTGACGTGCTCAATGTTGTGGTGCCGTCTAAACTATTGACAGGCAACGCGTTTATCTGGAATACCACCGGGACGGCCTACGGCCAAAGCGTAAGAATAAAAGATGCATTCATTCCCGTCGCTTCTCATAACGTAAAGATAAACCTTAACGTCAATGGTGAGGGCGTTGATTATTACGACGTTAAACTTGGCGGAATGGTTTACCAAGTTCCCCCTGATGAGATGATACACATCCGGCAAACGCCCATATACAACCCATTTGTTGGCGTCGGAAACGTTGCTAAAGCGCGTTTATTGATAGAAGGCGAATATGCAGCCACTGAATATATAAATGCCTTTCTAAACGAGGCACAGGGCGCACCCACAATGGTCATGGTGGACAAAACGAACTACATGCACGAAGAGAAAGTTCGTATGGCGGATATGCTCAAACAAAAATGGTCCTCAAAGATCATGTACTTGAACGTCGGATCTGATGGAGCAGATATCATTCAAAACTCTTTGTTGACGCGAGATTTTGATTTTCTTGAAAAAAGAAAGTTTGATATGGATTCCATTTTGTCCGTGTTTGGCGTTCCAAAACTGGTTCTTGGTATTCCTGATGGATCAAACAGGTCTACGTCAAGTAATCAAATCCCCTTGTATTACAAGTCTACCGTTAACCCCTGCATAAAAGAGATCTCCTATTTCCTAACCAATCATCACGTTAGAAAATACTCAAACGATATAGAAGTGTGCTTTGAGACTCACGCTTCGGGCGACATTGCGGACGTTGAAAGAATGCTTTTGACTGGCATCATAACCCCGAATAGGGCCGCCGAGATGATGGGCCAGGACATCGACCTAGGGGCCCCAGGGAGGGACGTTTTCTATATCCCCAACTCTGTATCTGTTGGCGGGTTAGACGTACAAGACACGCCCCCAGAAACCTACATGGCAACGGTAGAGGATGAAGAAAAGATGTCCCGTAAAGATTTAAAAGACCCGCGAAACGTTGACGCAATAGTGGAAACATTTAACAAGGCCACGGGTTTTGATAGACTTTATCAGGCCCGATTTGTTAGGAAGTCGCTTCTGTCAAGAAATGCTATTGAGGAGAAATACTCCGCCGTTATCTCTCAATATTACAAAGGGGTTGAAAAGGGCGTCTTAGATTTATTTAAGAAAAAATTTGACGTAAAGGCTGAGGCTGCAAATGATGAGCTTATAAAAGACCTTGAAAATGAAGTCATAATTTATTTGAGTGCACAAATACAGTTGGAAAAAGAAATGTTGACGCCGCTTTATACTTCAGGGGTCCAACGTGCCATTGGGGACGTGAACGCCATCACGGGCTCAGGTATCAATGCTTCATTCTCTAATCCATTTGTTAAAGGCGCAGTAGAAAACCTTGGCGACAAAATAACCGGGGTCTTGACCGAAACAACAAAAAAAGATTTACGTAAATTGTTTGCAAAGGCCATAGATGAGGGCTGGAATACCAACGCAATTCAAGACGAGATCCAAAGAAAATTTGCACAGTATCAAGGAACCAGGGCCCGAATGATTGCCAGGACAGAAGCCCGTGCAGCTTGGGACGCAGGCGCAGAAGTTGCGTACAAAGATATAGGTGTTGAAAAAGTTGACGTTATAGGATGTACAATGTTTGAATGGGACTCAGACTGCGGGAGAAGGGGTATACCTGTAGGCCTGATAGGCTCATTAAAGTTCCACCCAAACCATATCGGCTCACTAGCGCCAGCAGAGGAATAATAATGAACGTCAAAGAATGCGTAATACAAGACTACAAAGTGATGGACGACGCGGGAGCGACATATATCACGGGCTATGCCAACACAAAAGGCATTGAGGATAGTTATGGCGATATCGCCATGTCAATGAATGGCCAGCCTGTCTATAACCTAACGAAGCGCTTCCAATTTAACCCCGTTGCGCTTGTAGATCACGGGCGAAGCGTTGGCAATATCTTTGGGGCCTTTATATTGGGCCCTGGGGCGACTTTTGAAGACGAGCGCGGTCTACATATCAAGCTGCGGCTTATGGACGACCCGCAGACAGAAATAGCACGCCATGCTGTTGCCGCTTACAAGTCGGGGGTGGCAAGAGCCTTTTCGATTGGCGGCGAATGGGTTTACAACGACCCTGCAAACAAGAAACATTTGACGTCAGCTATTATCTATGAGATTAGTGGTGTCGCAATTGGCGCGGACCCTGTGGCATTGTCTAACTCTCCAACGTATAAAGCATTCGACAAAGAGGCCGAAGGGTCCCAATCCCAAAAAGTCTTGGAGCTTCTAATTGCTGAGTACAGGAAAAGTTTGTCGTCACAGGTTTTGTGGGCAATTGAATATCTGCAAAAAAGAAAAGGTGACGTATGAGTTTAAAATCAATCATCGAAAAAATGATTCTTGACGGAAAATCTGACGCTGATATTGCTGTTGCAGTATCTGACCACAAAGAAGGCGAAAAAAGCGCATCTACCGATACTATCGTATCTTTGATCTTGGCCGGACGTAAAGCCGCCGACATTCAAGCATCTTTGGGTGCTAAACTTTCAGCACGCGCAGCAGAAGAAGCTTTGGAAGCTAAAGCCGCAGCAGACGAAGAAAAACTTGACGCAAAACTTAACGAAAAACTAAAAAGCATCGGTATTTCACCCGGAAAGTACGCCGCTCACAAAACCCTTAAACGGTTCAACCACACAACCGGCAAAGTTGAAGATGTCACAGGATTTACTGACGCATACAAAGGCTTCAACGATCTAATTTCCGCCGTACACGCAAAAGATTCTGCTTCAGCTAAATCTATTTCTAACGAAATTGACCGCGAAAATGACCGGTATGAAGCGGCTTTGAGTGGTAAAGCTACCCCTAGCGTTTCTGACGTAACAACACGCGGCGGATTTGCAATACCTACCGAAGTTTCAATGGTTATCTCACAGCTAACACAAGCCTCTTCCTTGGTTTTGCCTTACGTAAACAAAGACAACGTTGTTTATAATTCCAAAATCTACCCTGTCATGTATGGAATCGATGTTGCGTATATTGCCGACCAGTCCACAGCAATTGGCGAATCTAACCCAACATTCACAAACCCAACGGTCAACATGAAGCGTTTGGGGGCTTATTCTGCAATTTCTAACCAAATCATTTACCAAAAAGGCGCTGATTTGGTCAATGCATTTATAGCTGCTTACTCGTCCGCATTGGCAAAGAAACTTGATCAACAAATCACAATTGGTAACGTAACAGGCAGTTCAGACGGCGTGGATGGTATCGTTTTTGACGCGCTTACAAGTTTGCCAACCCCTAAAGCGTTTGCCGATTTGACCATCACGGACTTGCGAAACATCTTGAACACTTTGAGCGCAGACGCTTTGAGCGCTTCAACAGTTTTCATGGGTAACAGAAAAGTTGTCGGGGCTATCGGGTTGCTAGAGACAACCGGTGGGATGCCGTACTTCCCACGCTACATCGACGGCGGAAAAGTTGCACCTTTTGGTACGCCACTTATCGAAGTTCCGCAAATTACTTCAACGCTTGACGTTGGCGGAGATGCACGTGTAGGCGGTACTGATGACGTCCTTATCTGTGCTGATATGTCAAAAGTTATCGTTGGCCTTTCACGTGAAACCAGAATTGATTCTTCGCAAGATTTCTTGTTTTTGAATGACGTTATGGTTATGCGCGTCATTAAAGATTTTGGTTGCAAAGTTCTTTCCGGGACTTCTACGGCAGGTATTGTAGCTGTGGCCCAAGAGTTGACCAACTAAAATGGAATACGTAGTGACCTGTGAGCGCGGCGTCGCTTACCTAGAAAACGGTTTTGAGGGTGGCGAACTTGCCACTTTCAAAAAAGGGGAAATTATCAGGGAAGCCGATATTTTAAGGGGCCGCATCTCGGCCCCTGCCCTTGAACGGCTTGAAACTGTTGGCAGAGTTCAAAAAGTTGACGGCCAAAAAAATAAAGAATTGAAAGGATTTAAAACAAAATGAAAAAATTGACGTTGCTTTTAGCATTTAGCGCTGTTTTTTTTTCATCTTACGCACACGCTGATCAGTTTAGAACTGTTCGCGTAAACGGAAAACAGGCGCTATCAAAACAGCCCGCGTTTGCAGTTCAAACATTGACAGCTGGCCAGACAGTGCCAAATCTGGCAAACGGTACGGTCATTATCACCGGGATAAATACTAGCGCGACTGCAATCACTGGGTTCACCGGCGCAATTGCCGGTAATATTATCCATATTGTAGGCGGCGCAGCCACAACCTCAAACGCGACCACAATCGCAGATTCTGGCGCGTTTAAATTGCACGGGGCCTACACCGCGACCGCAAACCACACATTGACACTTTTTGTGCGTGGGGATGGCGACTATGTAGAACTTGGGAGAGCTTCTAACTAATGCCCATCTGCACGTCTGCGGACGTTTTCCAGTTCACAGGTTCACCCTCAGACGTGCAGACAACACAAGCCGCCGCGGTTACGTCACTTATTGCAAATGTTTCAAATTATGTAGAGTCTTACATAGGAAGAAAGATTGAGACACTTGCAATAAGTAACGTCATATTCCAAGACGGTTTGAATTGTGAAATATATGGCCCCAAAATGTACTTAAAAGGTATTTACCGGGATCTTTATTCAATTAGTTCGATCAAAGAGAACGGCGAAACATTGGCAGCCGTTGCCGCTTACAATGATTCAGGTCAATACAGGCTAGATCCTACCGTGGGAGCAATAATAAGGGCCGGTCAGGACTGGAGCCTTGAGCCGTTTGCTATCCTCATTACAGGGAACGTTTGCGCGGGTGGGGCGTCTGGGTTTCTGGGGATTAAACAGCTTGTTATAGAAATAGTGGCCTCAAAAGCGGGCCTATTAAAAACCGAGATATTGACCGAATCGGGCAGCATTGATACAGTGAGAACATTAAGCGAGACACAAATTAAAAACATGCTAAAATCTTACGTAACGAGGGACATATAATGGCATTAGGCGATGGAAAAGGTAGATCAGGGCTACAATCGGCAACCCTCACTAGCGTAACTGTCGGGACTAGTTCCACGGCCGTTTTGACGGCGGCGAATGCTGCATTGTGTGAGTATATATATATTGCTAACGACTCCGACGAGGTTATCTATATCGGATTAGGCGCGGCCGCACAAATGAACAAGGGGATCAGGTTGAGCGCGTCCGGGGGCGTAGTTATCTTTGACGCACAAACAATCCCAAAAGTCGCAATAAATGCAATATGTGCAACGGGGAGCAAAAATCTTTGCGTGACTGTTGCCTCATAATTGTGGGCTGCGTTATATAACCCGCAACAGCAACGGCCGAAAAAGACTAGGAGAATAAGCGATGACAATTTCAACCTTTGCCCCGGATTTTGATTATAATGACGTTAGCAAAACTCTTGGCGTTGATAAAATTGACGTACTTAGCGCTTCATTTGAGGCAGTGGACGGGACGGCCCCATTCACTGTAACAAGCACGACAAAAGTAACAAATCTTAACGCAGACAAGATCGACGGGCTAGATTCTACCGCATTTTTGAAAGTCTCCAATAATTTATCAGATATCACAAACGCGGGCACGGCTCGCACGAATATTGGGCTGGGTAACGTAGACAACACGGCCGACGCGGCCAAACCTGTCAGTACCGCCGCGCAAGCGGCGCTTGACCTGAAAGCGCCGCTGGCTTCGCCTGCGTTCACAGGCACGGTCAC